TGGTCGTCACTTTTGATGCTTACAATTTATCAGCGGTAGCTGAGACTATGTATGACTATTTTCCCAAGCACAAACACATATTCATAGCTGACAATGATGATAGTAAGACAGGAGAAAAAGAGGCGACTAAGGCTTGCAACATCATCAAGAAACTAGGTGGGCAGGCTGAGGTCTTCATGCCTGAAAGTAAAGGTGACTACAACGACCATAAGAACGAAGTTGCGAAGACCGAAGGTGAGGTGGTGTTACAAACACTGGACATCCCTGTGGAGTACGACTATCAAAGAAGTGGTAGTGGTCGCATACTCAACACCAAAGATAACATCGGTGGAGTCTTGACCACTCACGGCATACAGGTTCGCTACAATGTTATCAAGAAACGCATGGAGATAGAGATACCTGAAACGAAGTTTATCGCTGACATGCGAGAAGAGGCCAGCCTGATTGAGATTGAAAATCGCTGTATCAATATGGGCATACCACACACTAAGGTCAGAGACTACCTCAAGATACTAGCCGAGGAATACAACCCTGTGAAAGAATGGATTGACTCTAAGCCTTGGGATGGGACATCGAGACTCGAGGCTTTCATGGACACCTTGGTCACAGTCGAATCCAAAAAACAAAAAGAGATATTACTTAAGAAGTGGTTGATAAGTTGTGTAGCCGCAGCTTATGAAGAGAACGGAGTTGAGCTTGAGGGTATCTTGGTCCTGCAAGGAGCACAGGGTTTGGGTAAGACTTTATGGTTCAAACGGTTGTGCGATTACGAAAAGGGTTGGTTGCTAGAAGGAGCGACACTCAACCCATCAGATAAAGATAGTGTGAAACGAGCAGTCTCTCATTGGATAGTGGAGCTCGGTGAAATAGAGTCGACTTTTAAGAAGTCTGACATAGACCAACTCAAGGCCTTTGTGACAGCCAAAACAGACGAGTTGCGTTTGCCTTATGACCGAGCTTTCACTACCTACCAAAGACGAACTGCCTTCTATGCTAGTGTCAATGCTCGAGAGTTCTTAACAGATACCAGCGGTAACAGAAGATTTTGGGTGCTCGCTGTGAAAGAAATCAATGTCAATCATGGTATCGATATGCAACAAGTGTGGGCAGAGATTAAAGAACAATATTATATTAAAGGTGTGAAGAATTGGTTTCTGTCTCCTGATGAGCGAGAGCTCTTACAAGAATCGAATGAAACTTATCGAACACAAAGCTCAGTCGAAGACTTGGTTCTGCAACATGTAGACTTTGATAGTAAGGCAACTAAGCCTGTACAGATGACACAGTTCCTTAGGGACTTGGGTATTAGTAATCCGAGGATGCCTGACATCAAAGATGCGGTCCGTGTGTTACACGAGCATGGCATTGAGAAAAGAAGGACCAACGGTAAGAATGTCTATGACCTAGACTACACTCCAGTCGAAGACTCGGTGAGCGGGAGCTCAGGTAGTTTTGGTGGAGACTATAAGGATTGGCACGATTAATGAAGTATTTATCGATATGTAGCGGAATAGAATCAGCAGGTTTGGGTTGGCACCCATTAGGTTTTGAGTGTGTCGGTTTAACAGAAATTGACGATTTCCGTTCTGCTGTGCTACAGTATCATTTTCCTAATGTTAAAAATTACGGAGACTTTACAAAGTTAAAACCAAGTGACATATCAGACAGACCTATTTGCATCGTTGGAGGGACACCATGTGCCACTTTCAGCATCGCAGGACTTAGGAAAGGCCTTGCAGAAGATAGAGGAAACCTCGCACTTGAGTTTATTAAGTGTGTTGACAGGTTTTCTCCCAAGTGGGTTGTATGGGAAAATGTCCCCGGTGTGCTGTCATCAAACGAAGGAAAAGACCTTGGCACCTTCCTCGGGGCATTGGCTGACATCGGGTATGGGTTCGCCTACAGGGTTCTTGACACTCAATACATCAGAACACAACGATTTCCAAGAGCACTCCCTCAGCGACGAAGGCGTATCTTCGTTGTCGGATGTCTTGGAGACTGGAAAAGTGCAGCAAAGGTTTTATTTGACACAAAAACACTGTCAGGGTATCCTCCGCCGCGCAGAGAAAAAGCAAAAGGAACTGCCAAAAAAACTACGCACCGCCTTACAAGAAGTGACAGCTATGTCGAAGACGACATCGCAGGAACAATAGCCGCAAGAGATTACAAATCAGCAACGGATTTAGTCGAAGATACAGTTGCCTTACAAACTGCACATACAAAATCTAATGGCTCAGGCATAAAAGAAGATGGTGCATCTTACACTTTGACTGCGGGTGACATACCATCTGTGTTATGTTTCGAACAAAGGTCAAAAGACGGTGGTGCACCACGAATACATGATAAGGGTCATGCACCTACATTAAATGCCATGACAGGTGGAAACAGACAACCTTGTGTAATGGTTGAGATGAAAGAAAAAACATCAGACGACAATGGCCTAATACATTGTGGTGATGAAATAAAAGAAGTGACTGTCCGCAAACATGATGTTCGTGTTGCCGAACTGGTAAAACTATTGCGTGATGCCAAGAACGAAAAAAATATTACTAATAAAGAAATATCTAATAAATTAGATGTGCCTATAACACAAGTTGAACATTGGTTCCGCACAGACAAATCTTTTTCAATACCACCCGCTGATATTTGGGAAGATGTTAAAAAAATATTAGGAATTACCATAACTGATTTCGATGCTGAGGTTTGTGAATTTATTACAAAAGAAGGAGTCTTCGAAATGTCCAAAAGGGTCTATGACACAGCGGGCACACATCCAACTTTAGTAGCAGGTAATGATTTACCAAATTTAATAGGTATGGATAAGGTCGAAAGACAGCCAGTTTTACGCAGGCTGACACCGCTGGAATGTGAACGGCTGCAAGGATTACCTGACAACTGGACACAAGTACCATATAGAGGTAAGCCTAAAGAAGAGGCACCAGTATCAAGAAGGTATGAGGCCTGTGGTCGTGCCATGTCAGTCAATGTTATGGAGTGGTTAGGTACAAGGTTAATGAAAGTAGAGAAAGGAGAGTTATGATTAAAAAATTTGATTTCACACAAGTAGATAAGTTTGATAAACATATAGATTTATCGATACCAAACTTACAAACATTAGATAATATATTTCGTAGTATTACACACGAATATGCTCAACCTGAATCTATCGTATTAGATATGGGTTGTTCTACAGGTAGGTTCTTATCTTCACTTAATAAGACCGAAGGTTGTCGATACCTTGGTATTGATGAAGTTGATATAAGAAAGGAAAACACAGACTTTGAATTTATCAAAGGTGATGTCGAAGACATGTTTTTAGATAAGCGATTGAATTATGGTTATGACCCGACTAACGAAGTTGGGCACATTTCAGTAGTGGTGTCGATGTTCTTTTTACAGTTTCTTGGTCAGGCTAAAAGAGATAGAGTGTTAAATAACTTAAAGACTCTTGTTGACAGCGGAGCTGTGTTACTGATAGCTGAAAAAGTCTACCTGAATGATAGTAGTCTGCAACAGTGTATTCATAGATTACACATACAAGAAAAAAGAAAAGGTTTTACAGACGAAGAAATATTAGATAAAGATTTACAGTTATCAGTTTCTATGTTTTGTAAGAGAGAGGATGAATTAGCAGAAGAGTTGAAAAAAATAGGTAGTGTTAACAAGGTTTGGCAGAGCTATAACTTCATGGGATTTGTAGTTAAAAGATGAATTGTTGGCATTGCAACACAAAATTAATATGGGGTGGCGACCACGATATTGATGAGAAAAATGAACAATATAGTATTGTAAGTAATTTAAGTTGTCCTAAATGTGACAGTTTTGTAGAGGTATATTTACCTAAGGAGATAAAAGAATGAAATATGCAAAATCGATAAATATTTTCGAAAAGCATAACAAAAAAAAGGGAGTATTGTGCCCTGTTGTCGATGAAAAAAAGTGTACGACCATGATTGATGGTACGATTATTTTGAGAGATGCTCAGGGAATATTCTTGGGTGCTACTTATAAAAACGAATTATTGTGTGGATAATTAGAAAATGACTTACCCTACACTGTGCCTTACCCTGTCAAAAATTCCTTTGTTTATCAGGCTATTAGCTATAGGTAGTGTAAGTGTATATAAGAAAAAGAGAATAAATAGTTATACGAGTATAAAAGCATTTATATACCATACAAAAAAGGTATTATTAGAACAGCCTACCCTTACACCCTTTACCCTGTTTATAATATTGATATGAATAACACTGTAGAATTTATTTTGTTTATGGTTTTCTTTGCTATATTCGGAGTGGCACTTGCAATTTGGTTCGATAGAGACAATGAGTAAGGGAGACAAAAGAAGACCACAAAGTATATCTGATGCAGATATGAATGAGAAATGGCAGATGATATTTAACAGTCCATTCAAAAAACACTGGAAGAAAACAAAAAAGAAAGTAGTGGAGCATGGTAGGCAGACCAAAAAAACCTAGAGACAAGATAGTCAAAACACCAAGTCAGTTCGAGAAAAACGAAGAGTTTGGTTTGACAGAAATGCAAACCAGTTTTGTTTGGCACTATACAGAGGGAGCATGTGGACAAACTGAGGCAGCAAGAAAAGCTGGTTACGAGTTTCCAAGTGTATCTGCTAACAAGCTGTTAAATGGTAAAGACTATCCCAATGTAGTCAGAGCTATCAAACTAAAACAAGAAGAACTTGCAGAGAAGTATGCCATCACTCCACAAAAAACAGGTACGATGTTGTGGAAAATCATGGAGACTGCATACGAGAATGGCCAGTTCAATGCGGCTGTATCAGCTATCAAAGAGTTGAATCAACTTGGTGGTTTATCTATTAACAGGTCACAGAATATTAATATCAATGCCAATCTTGAGAAGATGAGTAAAGAACAAATCCGTGAAAGATTAGGAAAGTTGTTCGGTACAGATTCACAAACTTATGACGATAAGGATGTGTAGAAAAAAAACTTGCATCGAGTCTTTTCCACAAAACTGTAAAAAAAAATTTTCAAAAAATCAAAAATCCTCTGAAACCCTTATAAACAAAGGGATGCAGGCGATTAGCGACAGTCCTTTTTTGTCCCAGCAAAATTATCCTTGTGTGTACAACAGTAACTACAAATAGATTGGAGTCCCAAGAAGTCCTTTTTTTCTGTGCATTGTTGTTTATTTTTTGACCACACACCCATATTATTGACTTTGCGTTTGCAGTGCACATGCAACTAAGTTCGTCACACTGAATCACCAAAAAATATGATTCCTATGGATTGTAATTTTTTACAGAATAATACAAAATGGCACAATGACTACAGAACTACCGAAACATGGTGTTACTGGTTTGGCCTTGAAACAGGAAGATGTGGATTTGTTCATGGACTACATCATCGACAAACAACCTCAACAAGCAAAAGTTTTTACTGGCGGTTCGGAGAAAGTAGAAAAGGATACACGAGATGCTGAGATATATCCCATCGAGTACAATGCCAAAAGACTGTATGCGATTCTAAGTAAAATCGCTAAAACCGTAAATCAATATTTTGGTTACGACATAGACGGAATCGAAAAAGCACAAGTCATCAGATACAAGTCACCTAGTCGTGGTTACGAATATCATATCGACATAGGACCCGAAGGGACTCCTGCCACTAGAAAAATATCTATGAGTCTTTTACTTAACGAAAGATACGAGGGTGGTGAGATATGTTTCCGTACAGGTGAATCTGCCAGTTGCACAAAACCTAAAGTTGGTGAGGTGGTTGCGTTCAGTTCTTTCCTACCACACAAAGTCAAACCTATTACCAAAGGCGAAAGATATGTGCTTGTTGCTTGGTTTACTGGCCCGCCTTTTCGCTAGTATAATCTTTTAATGAACCTTGATGACATCGATATTTTTGGTCAATACCAAGACAAAGACATTTCTGACACCGAAAGCAGGCTGGCAAGGATTACTCAGGGTTTAGAGCAAGATGCTAAAGCAGAGCCAGTAGAACCTACTCCCGCAGAAGAAAGAGTCGTTGGTCTTGCAAGTTTGTTACAGAAAGGTGGTGAAAGAGGTGTGCCTTTACTTGGCACTTTCAAGGACCCTCGCCAAGCATATCAGATGTCACAAAAACTTTTGCGTTTGGTTGACCCTAAGCAACAAGGTGGCATAGGCGAACTCTTACCCGGATTTTCCTTTGAGTTAGCACGAGAAAGAGATGACCAATTAGGTCAAGGTTTAAGTTTGCTAGATTTAGTTCCCTTAGCTGGACCAATAGCTAAGCAAACAGCCAAAAAAGGCATAACAGCATTTCATGGCACAGGGGCAGACTTCGATAAGTTTGACGCAAGCAAAATAGGCACTGGTACTGGTGCTCAATATTATGGATATGGTTTGTATTTTGCCAAATCGAAGAAAACCGCACAAATGTATGCTGATGAAACTGGTGGCCAAAATATTCTTTACGATGGCAAGTTGATGTATAAGGACGGTAAACTTGTTAATGACCTTAAGTTAGATGATGAGAGCAGAATCTTAATTGAATCAGACTCAGGTGATTTAGCTAGAACAAGAAAAAATATACAAGGAGAAGTAGCTGACTTCGAGAAAAATATAAAACAAGCGAAAGAAGAAATCAAAAAAGGTGCAGGCGGTAGTAGCCTTATAGATTCGATGGAGCGGTATGTAAAAAATAAAAAAAGACAACTATCTAAAATAGATTCGCTTGAACCGAAGATTGAGGTCGAGAAGGGTAGTGTTTACAAAGTCAAGCTAGATGTTGATGAAGATGATTTGTTAGATTACAACGAACCTCTTGACAAACAACCCAATCCAGCAGTGCAGAAAAAAGTTGCCTCGATGCCATATTTCAAAGAGCTAAAGAAGGCACAAAAGAAAATGCTTGATTACCATAAGGGACAAATTGCAAAACTAGAGCAAGACCTAGACAAGCTAAAATCCGACCCTAATTATTTCAAGAATTACTTAAACCGTGCACCATACTATTTAAAGAAAGTAAAAAAAGAAACACTTGAAGAGCAAATTGGCCACATTCGGAATGAGATAACTGAAGAAAAAATAACTGCATTAGGGGTAACCGCAAGAGATAATCTATACATGAAAACGAAAAACTCGGTGCAAGACCCTGATTTCAACAGTGCTTTGAGAAAAGCAAATATAAAAGGTATGAAATATTTTTATATACCGTTTGATAAGAGAATGTCAGGAGAAAACTTCGTAATTTTCGACCCAAGAATAATAGAGATTACGAAAAAATACGGAGTTACGGTTCCTGTCGCCAGTGCTATGTTACTCCAAGCCGATTTAGAAACAGGCAACCTTAACACGGAAAATTTAGATAACATCGACATATTTGCCGAGGAAGATAAAAAAAACCGCTAGTAGAAAAATCTAAAAGCGGTTTATTATTCTCTATGTAGTTTTATTTCAAAAACTTATGTCTACCCATTTTTTTCTAAATCCTACATAAATCAGACCACCAGTTCCCTTAGCTTTGTTCAGTCTGCCTGTTCCGTGATTTAGATTCGACTCTTTGAATAATTTGAAATCAGCATCACCGTGTTGGTCGATAATTTCATCTTTTTCTTGAAAGTAGAACTCTCTACCCGCAGGGTCATCTGTGTAGATGTAAGATTGATTTTTGTAATAATCGTAATTCTTAGTAGGTGTTGCTTTGCACTCCCTAAGAGTTACTTTCCTCTTGCCGACCTCACCTTCAACCTTGGTTATGGTGAGTGGGTACTGGTCGGTATAAGGTTGATAAGTTGCACCTTGTCCAACGAATATTTCAGGCTTGGGTTTAACTTCCCTCTTTGCCTGTCTGATTTTATCTATTATATTTGTCATCCTTCCTCCAAAGTAAACATAATTGTTTACATGTATATATTAAACTAGAATACTATGATTTGCAAACTTTTATTATCTTTAATATTTATTTGCAATATAGGG